CAACGGATGAAATACTAAACACTTTAAGGGTTATAGAAAACAACGAAGTAAAATCCTTTAACAAACAATTTGAATATCTTAAAAACTTATGAGCATACAACTAAATAAAAACCGAATAGGCAATATCAGTTCTTCAAACATCCATAAATTAATGGGAAGCAAGAAACCGAAAGAAACCTACTTAACCGAGTTATCCTATGAGCGTAGATTAGGCAGAAGCTTGAGCAACGAAACAACATCTAAGCCGACATCATGGGGGCATCTCCTGGAGGGAATTGTTTTTAATCAATTAGGGCGTGAATACTCTTTAGTTTCTGATGAAACAATCAAACACCTTGACTTTGACTATTGGTGTGGAAGTCCTGACGGTTATACGAATGACTCAGTTATTGACATAAAGTGTCCGTTTACCTTAAAATCGTTCGTAGAGTTGGTAGATATTAAAGATATAGAAACTTTAAAATATGAGAGACCTGAGTATTACTGGCAATTAGTAAGCAATAGTATTCTTTTAGGGAAACAATTTGCAGAATTAATCGTATATTGCCCCTATGAAGATGACTTGGGGTTGATAAAACACCACGCTCAAAATGTGGATGCGCAAGACCTGTATAAATACTATTGGTTAGGCTCAGCTACAAATGAGGAGATACCTTATATAATACCAGGCGAAGAGTTTATAGACTTAAATATCTTTAAATTTGAAGTACCAACCGAAGACAAAGACCTTTTAACCGAAACAATTAAACAAATTAAATTATAATGAACAAACAATTACAACAAGCCTCAAAACAAATAGGCAAAGCATTTGACAACTACATTAAAGACTCTGAAATAGGTGCAATTTTTATGGGTGTTGCGCCCGACGGGACTCTTTCAATTGCATATAACGGTACACCTGAGCAACAATATACCGCTATTGCACACTTTTTATTTGAACATCCCGAACACATAGAACTATTTCAAGCTTCAGTTGATTGTGCAACTGAATTTCACTCAAAGAAACCAACATCAAAAAATCAATATCTAAATTAATCATGGCAGAAATCCTAAGCGGTTCAATCAATCTGAACCTAATCAAAAAAGAAAACATCAAAGAAGTTACTTTGAAAGACGGCTCAACGGCTAAGTTCTTAAACATCAACATCGCAATCAACAATGAGGTTGACCAGTACGGCAATGTCGCAGGACTTACCATCTCTCAGAGTCAAGAGGAAAGACAAGCCAAGACTAAGAAAGTTTACTTAGGTAACCTTAAACGAGTTTGGAGCGACACGCCTCCTGTATTGGAAGTGACAATTAAAGACGAAAACGATTCCTTACCATTTTAATCTAATCTTATGAACTTACAACTACTATCTAACCCAAACAAACAAACCTCAGGCGTAATGCTTGAGGGTGTTTGTCTGCAACATCTTAACAACATTAGAGCCGAGATTCTAACTTCTAAACGCTTTGCAAAGTGGAGAAAATCAATTAAACAAGAACTTAAAAATATCCAAAACAATGAAATTACAAATTAAACACCTCGCACCTTACTTGCCTTATAAGATACTAGTAGGTGACGGTAGAACGCCATTTGAATTGACTAAACATAATTTTTCAAATGTTTATCAATACATAACGGAAATTTATTTAAGACCATTAAGCGACCTTACAAAAGAGATAGAACACAACGGAGAAAAGTTTGTGCCGATTGAATGGTTATTTAATAACTTAGTAGATGAAAGTGATGTTGTTGAATTTGATTTTACAAAAGGCATAACCCCTATTTTTCAAGTAGATGATGGATGGAATCATTGTATCTCATTTAAAAATGATTATGGCAGGGACTTATGTTTTTCATTTGATAGTAATAGTAATTCATTTATGTTGGGGTTAGGTTGGGAAAATGAATTTGGGGTTGAATGGTGTAACATTTCAAATCAATATGAAATGTTCCAAAAACTATTTGAATGGAACTTTGATATATTCGGATTGATTGAAAACAAGTTAGCGATAAACATTAATAAAATACAAAATGCACATAACAGTTAAAAAAATCGGTATGTTCTTTAATACCATTAAAGAAAAAGGACAAGACCTGGAAGCTTCAAAAGAAAAAACATTGAAGCAAGACCAAATAATTCTAAACGCTTTTAAGCCTAACGGAATGAATAGCGCTTGGCTAATGTATAACGCCAATGTATTGCCAAACGGAACGCCTATAACCTCTTATCGTCGCAGTTTTAATACTCTACATGAGCAAGGTAAGATTGAAAGAGTTGGCCAACGAATTGGAAACCTGGACAAAAAAGAATTTACCTATAAATTAAATTTGGAAAGTTAAATATAAATAGTATATTCGCACCGTTATGATGGGGTGAAGACCATCAATTAAATAACAAAGATATTAGTCACACCAGTAGAGATTGCTTCACCAACTCTACGGGTTGTGGCTTTTTTTATTAAACAAAAACATGGCAAAGGGACTACCTTATTTTAAGTTTACTCCAACCGAATGGTTGACGGGTGACATTTGTTACGAAGATTTTGAAGTACAGGGTTTATTTATAAACATTTGTGCATTGTACTGGCAACGAGATGGAAAATTATCGGTTGAAGATATCAATAGAAGATATAAGAAACCGACCGCTTTTGATTCGCTTATTGGTCGCTTTATTTCGGTTATTGATGGGTTAATTACTATTGACTTTTTAGATGAACAATTACACGAAAGAGGGCATCAATCGGTTGTAAATTCTGCTAATGGTAAGTTAGGCGGACGCCCGAAAACAAAGGGAAAAAAACCGAACGCTAACCGAAACGAAAGCGAAGAGAAAGCGAAAAAAAGGCAACAAGAAGAAGAAGAAGAAAAAGAAAAAGAATTAAATAAGAATAATATAGAGAGCCGCAAATTAAAATTTGCTAACACACTCACAAGTTATTTAGGTACATATGGCAAAGAGTTTATAAGAGAGTTTTATGACTATTGGACTGAGCCTAACAAATCAAATACTTTATTTAAACAAGAGCTTGAAAGAACATGGAGTTTAGAAAGAAGACTTGGAACATGGGCAAGGAATGAAAGACCTTATGCAAAAACACCAATAGAAAACAAACCAACACTTAAAGAATACAAACCAAGATGAACAACGCAATTGACATAGAACACGCAGTTATCGGAGTGCTAATGATAGATACTACTTCTTTAAGTAGATGCACCGTTACACCTGATATGATGTTTGACCAGGCTAATAAAGTTATTTTAAAAGCAATATTAGATTTAGCAGAACAAAACAAACCGACTGATTTACTATCGGTAAACGAAAAGACTGGAGGTAAGTTACTTAATGAGTTAGTTGAAATTACTTCTAAGGTAGCATCAAAAGCAAACTTAGAATACCATTGCTCAATCTTAATTCAAAAGTACATCAGCAGAGAATTAATGATGCTTTGTCAAAGAAGTATAAGCGAGATTAACAATATTGACAACGATGTTTTTCAAACGATACAAAAAATAAATACTGAGATTGAAACTTTTAGCATTAAAAATGCAAAGGATTTTAAAGAGTTTAAAACAGTAGCTCACGAAATGATTAAGAAAATTGAAACCATGCAACTAAGTGGAAATAAGATAGTAGGTTTAGACACGGGGTTTGCCAGGTTAAATGCTATTTCAAACGGTTGGCATAGTCCTGACTTGGTAATTATCTCAGCGAGACCTGCGACGGGCAAGACTGCATTCGCTTTGAACTTAGCGGTTAACTTAGCAAAACAAAATATACCCGTTGCGTTCTTTAGTTTAGAGATGTCAACCGAACAATTAGCTATGAGAGTAATAAGCTCAATGACGGGCATCTATTCAAACTACTTAACTAAGGCAGAAATTCACGAGGGCAATTGGAAGACTTTATTAAGTACGGATTTTAATTTACCTTTGTATGTTGACGATACTGCAAGTTTAAACTTATTAGACTTTAAAGAGAAAGTTCGCAAGGCAAAAAAGAAATGGGGAATTAAAGCGGTGTTTGTTGACTATCTTCAGTTAATGACTGTTTACGGAAAGGGTAACCGAGAGCAAGAAATAAGCACTATCTCTCGCACACTTAAGGCAATGGCTAAAGAGTTAGATATTCCAATCATTGCACTGGCACAGTTAAGCAGAGATGTCGAAAAGAGAAACGGAGAGCCAAGATTAAGCGACTTAAGAGAATCAGGAGCTATTGAGCAAGATGCTGATATAGTTATCGCATTACACAACGAAGAACCTGAAAGTGATAATCCATTAATAAAAGTACTATATTTGAAGCATCGAAACGGAGAGGTCGGATTCATAAGACTTCAATTTGAAAAAGGTAAACAATTATTTAAAGATACATTATAAAAAAACAACATACAACAATGACAACCGCAACGGATTCAAAACAGTACACCGAAACACAGTATAGAAGATTATACAAAACTTTACTAAATGACCACCAAACCTTAAGAACAAAATATGTTCAGGTATCTAATGAAAACAAACTACTTAAAGCAAAAATAGAAAGACCAGTGCGACAGGATGTTGGAGCTGACATCCAAAAAGTAAAGGATGTCATTAACAACGAATTTGGTCTTGACATAGATGTCCAAATAAGAAGAAGAGATGTGATTGATGCGAGGTCAATGTACTATCGCTATCTAAGGGATAATACTTTAATGTCATTGCAAAAAATAGCAGGGACATTAGCAATGAATCACAATCACGCTACCCTCTATAATGCCTTAAATAAGCATGATGACAATATGAACTATGACAAAGTATATCGAGGCAAGTATGAAATTATTTTAACTAAGATTGCAGAACTAAACACAATACAAAATGAAGACATGCAAAATATGTCTTAATCAATTTGAGCCTGTTAGAGCTTTAATGGTTACCTGCTCTTATACCTGCGCTTTGGCATATAGTAGGGGCAAAATTGCAAAGGTTGTAAAGGCCGAGAACAAAGTTAAAAAGGAAAGAATGAAAACTAAGAGTGAACATCTCAAGGAATTGCAAACTATTTTTAACAAGTACATAAGGACAAGGGATTCTCAAGAACCTTGCATCAGTTGTCGGACTATTTCAAATGTCAAGTATGATGCTGGGCATTACATAGCAGTCAGCGAAAGTCCTGCACTCAGATTCAATGAAGATAATTGTCATAAGCAATGTAGTAATTATTGCAATGTTAATAAGTCAGGCAATTACCACGCTTACCGATTCCATTTAATAGACAAGATAGGAGTTGAAAGAGTTGAGGCTTTGGAGAGTTCAAGACATATTCCAATACATTTAAGCATACCCGAAATAGACGAGCTTAAAACAGTTTATAAAAGTAAAATAAAAGAATTATTATGAATGTAATTAATTTTAGCGGTGGTCGAACTTCTGCATATATGACAAAGAAGCTTATAGATAAAGGAGGCGAATATATTGTAACTTTTCAGAACACTGGCAAAGAAATGCCACAAACATTAGACTTTATTAATGAGTGTGACAAACGATGGGGTTTAAATATTGTATGGCTTG